GTCAACATATGCTTAAATAACTCTGTTATCTTCTCTATATCCACATTACTGGGTGGAGTGGCATTAGTAGTAATCTGTGCGTCAGATTCACTTTGAACTATGCTACTACATGTCTTTTTGTGTTTCCATAAACCTGAATTCGTTTTAAATATTTTATTACATGTATTACATTCATATTTGTCAACGACTTTGTTATTTCCATACATTTCCATATTGTGTTTAGCTGTCAATAAATGTTTATTGTAGTCATGCTTGCGACTACATTCATAATGGCATTTTTCACAGTAAAATTTATTTTGCTTTTCTTTTTTAACAACTTCTTTTATAATTTTTGATTTAGGCTGTGGCATTGGTTCAATGCTATTTAAAGTCGCATCATAATCCTCAAAGTATTTTTGCTCGTATTTTTTAGCTGCCATTATATCTTCACATTCATGGAAAGCAATTATTTGCATTTTCCAATTATCCCATCCTCCATTATCTCGTATAACACTATATAATTTACATGGATAATTATTAGATTTAATATTAGTACATGATTGTTTATGTGCGTGTTTCCGTTGAATGAAATTAGTAGTATGACCTATAT